GCATTAGAACATTACAAGATTAAGGGCTGGCATTGAGCGAACGTGCGATAGGTAGTGGCAAGTGGAAGAAGCTGCGCATTACCATACTTGACAGGGATGGATGGCAGTGTGCACTGTGCAATAAACCAGCACACACAGTAGATCACATCATACCTAGAATAAAGGGTGGGGATATGTGGTCCCCTGATAACTTGCAATCTATGTGTAAGAGTTGTAATAGCGCTAAAGGTGGTCGTTTTTTTAGCAAGCAGGCGACCCCCCCTGTCTTTGTGAAACGTTCTCTCCCTGAGACGATCCGAACAGTGCCAGACTCACCATTTAATAAACCTGATACGCTTGATTTCGATGCAAAATGATACGAAAATAAAACAGACCTCACGAGGGGTCGGGTTAATTGGCAGCACCGAGCCAAGAATCCACACGCCCTTACTTAAAGGTAATAGCAAAGCGCAAGAGGTTGCAGATCTAGCTGAGAAAATTGGTTTACCTTTGATCCCCTGGCAACGCTGGGTGCTAGATGATTTACTAGCTGTAGATGATGCCGGATTATGGCGTAAAAAAACAGGTCTATTATTGGTAGCACGTCAAAATGGCAAGACCCACCTAGCACGTATGCTGATCCTGAGCCATCTATTCTTATGGGGTAGCAAAAATGTTTTAGGTATGTCCTCAAATCGCAACATGGCACTAGATACCTTTAGGCAAGTTGCTTACACAATACAAGACAACGAATTCTTATTAAATCAAGTGAGACAAATACGCCTGGCTAATGGTCAAGAATCAATTACATTAAAGAATGGCGCACGTTATGAAATAGCAGCGGCCACTAGGGATGCTCCTCGTGGCAAATCCGTTGATGGATTACTTTACATTGATGAGCTACGTGAATGGACAGAAGAAGCTTATACAGCTGCACTACCAGTAACACGTGCTGGTCCTAACGCTATGACACTTATGACAAGTAACGCAGGTGATGGGTTTAGTACAGTGCTTAATAATTTAGTTGAGCGTTGTAAATCTTATCCACCAGAGAATTTAGGCTATTACGAATATAGCGCACCACAGCACTGCAAGATACATGATCGTAAAGCCTGGGCTATGGCTAATCCAGCATTAGGTCATTTAATAACTGAAGACACATTAGAAGAATCTGTAAACACAAACAGTATAGAGGCAACACGTACAGAAATGTTATGCCAATGGGTAGATAGCACTGTCAGCCCTTGGGTATATGGATCAATCGAGCAGTGCAGCGATAGCAGCTTAGAGATACCTGTCGGGCCACAGACAATTATGGCATTTGATATTGCACCTACTAGGAGATCGGGTGCGTTAGTCATGGGTCAGGTCAAAGATGGCAAGATAGCAGTTGGATTAGCGCAACTGTGGCATAGCGATATAGCAATAGATGAGATCAAGATGGCTAGTGATATAAATGAGTGGGCTCGTAAGTACCATCCCCATATAATTTGTTATGACAAGTACGCCACACAAACTATAGCCACTAGACTTGAACAAAGTGGCTGGCGCATGGTCGATATATCAGGGCAAGCCTTTTACCAGGCATGTTCAGACCTTGCCGATAGCCTAGCCAATAACCGAGTAGTTCACTCAGGGCAGGCAGAGCTAGTACAGCATTTAAATAATTGTGCTGCTAAGACTAACGATGCTGGCTGGCGCATAATACGTAGAAAATCGGCTGGCGATGTTACAGCCGCCATATCACTAGCGATGGTTGTAAGTCAATTAACTAAACCTCAACAAACCGCACAAATCTTTGTCTAACTTGCACCAATAGTCCGATTTATGGTATAAAGTATACATATGGGTCTATTGTCTGCTTTGGGTATAAACAAAAAAACTGAAACTGTCCAAGCGCAATACGCCCCTGCCATTATGGACACAGCTTATGGTTATGGTTCATTTACAACTGGTGTCGGTAATTTCCCTGGTGGATTAGATCGCAACTTTGCTATGCAAGTACCAGCAGTCAGCCGTTGCAGAAACTTAATAGCTGGTGTAGTTTCATACTTGCCTTTGGAACTTTACAAAAAGTCCACTGGTGAGAGACTGGGGAGTCCTCTTTGGGTAGAACAACCAGACTATCGGCAGCCAAGATCCGTCACAATTTCATGGACTGTCGATAGTCTTTTATTTTATGGCGTTGCTTATTGGCGTGTTACAGAATTATATGCAGATGATTTAAGACCATCACGTTTTGAGTGGGTCGCTAATAATCGAGTTACATTTACTACAAATAAATTTGGCACAGAAGTTGAAAAGTATTATGTAGATGGCGTTGATGCCCCTATGACTGGCATCGGATCTCTTATTACATTCCAAGGGCTAACACAAGGCGTATTACAAACCGCAGCACGCACAATACAAAGCGCATTAGATATTGAAAAAGCCGCAGCTGTATCTGCACAAACTCCCATGCCTAGTGGTTACATTAAAAACACAGGCGCAGATTTACCAGAGCAACAGGTATCAGGATTATTAGCACAATGGAAGCAAAGCAGATTGAATAGATCGACAGCATATTTAACTAGCACATTATCTTATGAAACTACAGGATTTAGCCCTAAAGATATGATGTACAACGAAGCGCAACAATACTTAGCAACACAAGTTGCCAGAGCGATGAATGTGCCTGCATATTACATAAGCGCAGATATGAATAACTCAATGACTTACCAAAACATTATTGATGGCCGTAAAGAGTTTGTAGCCTACTCACTACAGCCATTTATCTGTGCCATTGAAGATCGTTTATCTATGGATGATATAACTGCACGTGGTCACGTAGTTAAGTTTGCTATTGAAGAATCATTTCTGAGAGCTGACACAATTAAGCGTTTAGAAGCAATAGAAAAAATGTTAAATCTTGGCTTAATCGATGTGGAGCAAGCTAAAGAAATGGAAAATATGACCCCTAACGGAAATGAGGACACTGATGTTACTTACGTTCAGTAGCCATATAGAAAGCGCAGATGGCGAGCGCAGAGTAATCGCTGGCAAGATTGTGCCATTTGAAGAAGTGGGCAATACCTCAGTAGGCAAAGTAGTTTTTGCTAAAGGATCAATCGAGATAGGTGACCCAGGCAAGGTCAAGATGCTTATGCAGCACAGCCCAGAGCGCCCTATCGGCAGAATGCAAAAATTTAATCAGGCAGAGGATGGCATTTACGCATCATTTAAAATCAGTGCATCAATGCAAGGTCAAGATGCCCTAATCCTTGCAGGCGAGCAGTTGATCGATGGCTTGTCTGTTGGAGTAGACGTAAATAAATCTGTACAGAAAAAAGATTATTTATATGTAACAAGTGCAACCCTTAAAGAGGTCAGCCTTGTTGAAAGCCCAGCGTTTAGCGCTGCGCAAGTAACTAAAGTTGCTGCTAGCGAGAGCGAAGCAGAGGACACTAATCAACCAAAAGAAAGCGAGGCTCCTGTGGAAGAATTAGCAACAGCGCCACAAGAAGCAAAGGCAGAGGCTGCTACTCCTACAGTAGAAGCCGCACGCCCAACAATTACAGCACCATTGATTCAAACAACTCTACGTACGCCAATTACTTCTATGGCAGCATACACAGAGCACAAGATCAAAGCTGCATTAGGTGATGAAGATTCAAAACTTTATGTAACCGCAGCAGATTCTTTTACAAATAACCCAGCATTCAACCCAACACAATACCTAACCGAGTTTGTAACTAATACTCGATTTGGAACACCTACAATCGATGCGTGTTCTCAGGGTGTTTTGCCAGAAGTTGGAATGTCTATAAGTGTCCCTTCACTTGTTACATCAGCCGCAGGTGGTACAGGTGTAGCACCAGTTGTAACTGTTGAAGCCGAAGGCGGAGCAGTACAAAATACTGATATGGAAACCGCCTATCTGACAGGCACAGTGCAAAAATACAGTGGCATGAATACCCTATCTGTAGAGCTATTATCCAGGGCTGGGTATCCTGGCTTTTATGCAGAGTTGACACAACAGTTGCAAAATGCTTATTTAACAGCTATTGATACTGCCGCCTTAACTGCATTATTAGCAGCAGGTACTTCAGCATCAGCAGTATCAGCAGACAGTGACGGAATTGTTGCTTACTCAGCACAATCAGCCGCAGCTGTTTACAAGAACACTGGTTACTTCGCACAAAACTACATCGCTAACCCAGCACAATGGCAAGCATTAATTGGCGCACTAGATAACACTGGCCGACCAATTTACAATGCTATTCAACCTATGAATGCTGGCGGAGATGTACGACCATCCTCGATTCGTGGTTCAGTGACTGGGCTTGATCTATTCGTAGACAAGAACTTCTCACAAACTGCATTCGATGATAACTCAGCAGTAATTCTTGCACCAGAAGCATTTACTGTATACCGCTCACCACAGGCATTTATGTCTGTTAACGTGGTATCTAATTTGCAGGTACAAGTGGCAATTTATGGCTTTATGGCAACAATCGCCAAAATGCCTTACGGAATCATCAAGTTCGCAGCAACACCTTAATAAAACAAAATCAGTAATCTCTGGGGTTTAGTAGCCCTAGCCCCAGAGAGCTATTAGCAAAGGAGTAGAGATGCCAGCAACGTTTGTTACAACAGCCGAGTTACGGGCTAATCTTGGTATTGGTTCACTTTACTCCGATGCAACAGTAGAAGAATGCTGTCAATCAGCAGAAGATTTAATCCAACAATACTTATGGCACAATGATGCCCCAGTAGTAGGCACAGCATTACAAGATAACGTGGCAACACTTATGCTCGCTAATCCCAACGCATTTGTAACAGGACAATCAATAACTGTTACTGCCTGTGGTTCCACATTTAATGGCACTTACACAATCACTGGCACAATACCGCCAAGCACAGGCACTACTAATTTAATTCCAGTATTTATGTATCAATATGGCCAAGCCAATTACCCTAACGGATATTCATTTGTGCAATACGCAAAAACAGCAGCCAATCAAAATTTTCATAAAGTAGTACCTTATGGCAACGCAAGAGGCCCAGAACACAAAACCCAATCTTATGCGAGCACCCCTGCAATACGAGAAGCTGCGATGATAATTGCAGTGGACATCTGGCAAGCAAGACAAGTTAGTCAGACAGGCGGGGTCGGTATGGATGGGATCAGTGCCAGCCCCTATCGGATGGGTTATCAGCTGATTAACCGAGTACGTGGTCTCATCCAGCCGTATTCAAGTCCAGCATCACTGGTGGGCTAATGGCAGCGATCTCCACACTACGTGGCACACT